ATTGTAATTATTACACACTTATTGGGTTTTACAACACACCGTTGGCACACTGTGTTAACCTTGTTAAAGGATTTGTTGTTCATTATATGATGTTTAATTTAGCTATTCTATTTAGAAGTGTGTTTATATCCACACTCCCAGAAGGAGAGTGAGGACACCCCTTGATTGGAATGCCCTCACTATCAACACATTATATAGAACCAACAGGCTGAGCTGCCTGCTGGTTAGAGATGAAACTCCAAGACTCTTCAGTCTCGGAATTAACACAGCTCCATACAAATAGTGGCTGCTTAAGATCAGTACCTTCAGCGATACTGATAGCATCACCGTTGTGTACAGCATAGAAACGTCCAGGACGTTTCTTAGACTCAAATAAGGGGAGAGTCTGAACCCCCTCTTTAGCCTTGAATTCGGCTAAAGAAACAACTCCAGTAGTTCTAATCATGTCATGTTCAGCACTGGGGGGTTATAGCCCAGGGCAAAATTGAGTGGGGGTGAGATAGGTTAGGTGGATCTACCTCTCCTAAATATCCAAAATTTTTTATAAAATTTTTAAAATTTTTTATAGAATTTTTCATACAATATATTTATACTAAAAGATATAACTAACTATTTGAACTTAAATTGTAATTGGAATTGTTGCTGGTATTTGTTGATTCCTAATACGGATTTTATATAGGATAATTTAAGTACTAATTATTTTGGTTAGAAATTACTTTAAAATTTAATACAAAAATACTTGACTTTTTATTTTATATACACTATATTTGCACTTTGACATATTTAGGTAGCTCTAATAAAGCAGTACTTATATTAGTGATTAAACATGTGGATTTTCATTGATGCCTATGGGCGAGAATGAGATGGCTAAAAAAGAAAATCCAGTAAGGTTATGGTGCTAAGACGACTTGTGAAAGGTAATATAAGGGGAGTTCTCAGAAATGGGGGCTTGCACTGTTTCATTTAGAAAAAGAGATAAAGAACTGATAATTAAGTTATTAGAACATACCACTATGGTATAAATTAAAAAAACAATGTTTGATATAGAAGAGTTAAAGAAATTAAAGCAAGAAGAATTTGATAGTAGAGTTAATGATACTAATGTATATGCAGATGCTAAGGAATTCTATATAGCTTATTACATAGAAGTAGAGAGTATAGGACTAGCACCTATAACATTTTTTAAATAAAATTTACAATAACTATTGACTTTTATTTATAAAGTAATTATATTTGTATATCTAAAATAAATAACTTATGAACTATACAAATTATGATGATGAGTTAAGAACTCAATCTAGTAGGGATAATAAAAAGTTAAAGAAAAGTATTAAAGATAGATACAAAGATAAAGAGAGAGAATTACATAAAAAGAGAAACCAAGATAGAGCTTTGAAATACATGCTTAATGATTAAAAAGAATATACTTGTTACATTAAGTAAGGATGATTGGAGTTTTATACTAGAAGCTATACACCATAATAGAGTACTATATGATAAAATATCAATACAGTTAGATAAAGCTTATAGGAAGAAAAGATCTAAGGAGAATATGGTATCTATAGCTGAGAGATATAGAAGTGACAGTTTAAATAATCCCACTATTTATGAAGTATTCTGTAATAATGTATTAAAAGGATTGAGATGTAAAGTAGTACAACAGAAGATATTTTATTATACTGTAGGTAAGAGTACTAAACCAAATAGATTTTTTATAGTAGATTTTTATATTCCTAAGTATAAGACAGTACTAGAAGTTGATGGTAAACAACACTACACAAAAGAAGGTATAAAAAATGATACAGAAAGAACAGAGATGTTGAAGATGTTAGGTGTAGAAAAAGTAGTAAGGATTAAGAATAGTGATTGTAATTTAAATAATGTTAATAGTTTATTAGATAGTATTAGGAAATAACTCTTTGAACCTAAATCTGTAGAGATATATAAATATAAGTATAAAGGTTAAGAGTTGAAAAGGCTGGGTAGATAATCCAGTCTTTTTTTGCTCTATAGTAAAAATCTAATATAAATACTTGACAAGTCTAATTTAATGTATTATATTTGTACAAAATATACATTTATATGAAAAAAAGACCAGTATATGTAGAAGACTCTATTAGAGATCTAGTATTATTTGATAGTATTGCTAAAGCAGCAGAGTTTATAGGTGTTAATGAATCCTCTATAAGAAGGGCTATCACTAGAAGTGGTATTATAAATAATAGGTATAAAGTATCTTATAAAGATATACCTATTAAAATTACAGATGCTAGAAGTATTATACTAAATAAAAAGGTAGATAATGTAAATAAATCATATGTATCTACACACTTGGTATTACCAGACATGCACATACCATTTTTAGATCAAGTTACTGTTCAAAGAATACTTAGAATGATGAAGGATATTAAAATAGATGGGGTACATATATTAGGAGATTTTTTAGATTGTACTGCTTTATCTTCACATGATTTAGGAAAGGTTAATAAAGGAGTACCATTATCTCAAGAATATGAGATAGGTAATATGTATTTAGATTATTTCCAACAAGCTACTCATAAAGATACAATATTTAGTTACATTATTGGTAATCATGAGGAGAGGGCTAATAGAATTATTCAAATGCATGAATATAACAAACTAGGCAGTGTATTGATACCTCCAGTAAAAGCATTGCATTTAATAGATAGAGGATTTACTGTAGCTGAGGATTATCCTAATGGTGTTATTAAAGTAGGGGATATTGAATTAATACATGGAATGTATGTATCTGCAAATAATGCTAGAAAGCATTTAGATAAAGTTAGATGTAATGTAATGTACGGTCATACACATGCATTTACTGACTATACAGAGAATGGAATTACTGCATATAATATAGGACATTTAGTTAATATTAATGCTCCGATATTTTCTTATACAGATAGATTTGCTAAAATGAATTGGCAGTCTGGTTTTGCTTTGATTAGAATTGTGGATGATAAGACTTTTGTAGAGAAGATTAAAGTAGTAAACTCCCATTTTATTGTTAATGGATTGTATTATTAATTGTATAAAAAAGAAGATAAATTATGAAGAAAGTTTCTGCAAATAGAGACAAAATTTATGAAGCAGCTAAACTACTTAGAGAGACAGTGGCTTCAACATTAGGGCCTAGAGGTTATAATGTTTTAATTGATAGGAAGATGAATATTCCAATGGTAACTAAGGATGGTGTAACTGTAGCTGATAATGTAGAATCCTCAGATAGAGAGATTAACACTATAATCAAGCTAATTAGAAGTGTAGCTTCTAAAATGTCCTCAGATTTAGGGGATGGTACATCTACAGCTACATTAATAGCTACTACTCTTATAGAAAGTTTATTTCATAAAACTGAGAATATTAATGTATATAAGTTATCTAAGTATTTGAATGACATAGCTGACCATATAGTTAGTGTAGTAGAAAACTCTACTATAAGAGTTAATACAGATGATAAGTTAATTAGGAGTGTTATAAATATATCAGCTAATGGAGATGAAGAACTAAGTGATATAATATATAATACTATGAAGGTAGTTAAAACTGATGGGGCTATTTCAGTTAAAGAGAGTAAGAATGGTAAATCATATGTATCTGTATTAGAAGGGTATAGGATTGATAATGGAGTATTTAATAAAGCACTACTTAATCAAAGAGGTGGAAGTTTAGCTAGTTATAATCACCCTTTAATACTATTATCTAAGGATAATATTACTGATGTAAGGAACTTTTGGATGCCTGTATTAGATGGTATTAATAGAGTTGGAAGACCTTTAATTTATATTACTACTGAGATTAATGATGAGGTAGCTGGAGCTATTATAGCTAATCACATGGAAAATAATATACAAGCATGTATAGTTAAATTAGAGATGCCTCCAGTTAGAAAAGATTGGGTTATGAGTGATTTAGCTTTACTTACAGGTGCTACAGTAATAGATTCATCTACAGGTATTAGCTATGATAAATTTAAACCTGATTTTATGGGAGAATGTGATAGTATTGATATTAATAAGTTCAGTACTAATATTATTAAGAAAGACACTTCAGATAAATTTAAAGAGCATGTAAAGTATATGGATACTTTATATGAAGAAAGTAATAATTATGATAAGGCTAGATTAACAGATCGTATTGCTAGATTAAAAGGTAGTGCTGCTGTTATTTATATAGGAGGAGAGACTGAATCTGAGATTAAGGAGAGATTAGATAGAGTCGATGATGCTATGTCTGCTGGAAGAGCAGCATTAAGTGGTGGTGTAGTAGCTGGTGGAGGCTCTACTTTATACAGAGCCTTTGAAGATGTTAAGAATTACTACAGCAGTATTATACCAGATAAGGAATTATCTTTAGCATTAGAAGCTATGGAAGAGGCTGTTAAATCACCACTTATTAAAATTGTAACTAATTCATATGGAGGTAGTAATACTGATATAGATCATACAACATTACTAAATAGTAATATGGGTTACAATGCAGTAACCTCAGAATATTGTGATATGATTGAAAATGGTATTGTAGATCCATCTGATGTAACTAAAAAAGCTGTAAAAACAGCTACATCTATTGCAGCTTTATTGCTGACTACTAAGTATATTATTATTGAAGAACCTGTAACAGATTTTATAATGCCTATTTAACTATGTTTAAAACTATAAGATTGTTTTCACTGATAGTGGAAGATAAGAGAATTATTGGATATAATTTTTATGTTAAGAAAACTATATTTGGAATACCATATAGTGTTGTAAATGAGGATATGCCTATTAATGAGAGTATATCAAGATTACTAGATGAAGATGTAGAACTTGATGATAATGGAGAATTAAAGGTTATATATCTAGAAGATGAAAAGCCTAATAAAAGTAAGGTAATGGGATTTAATAGAGGATAAGTGTAATAATGGGGGATTAACACTCCCCCAATAATATTTTAAAAATGTATGAGTTTAAATATAAAAATACATACTACTGAAAGGCAATACTTTAGACAAGTATTAAATATTTTAAGAGGGTTTGACCCTTTTAGTTCATGTCAACCTAGAGAATTAGATGTATTAGGAGAATTGTATTATTGGAATTATTATTATAAGGATATTCCAGAAGATTCTAGAGGTAAGCTAATATTTGATTATGATACTAAAAGGAGTATAGCAGATTACTTAAATATAGATAGTGCTGTACTTGATAATAGCTTATCAGCATTAAGAAGAAAAAATCTTATTGTTGGTAGAAAAATACATAAGACATTTAATATTGAATTTGGTAAATCACTTGTTTTTGAATTTATAAAAGAATGATACAGATACATAAATTTAGTAGGAAGCATCACCCATTAGATATTATGGGAGTAAATTTTACATTGACTAGTATTATTAATGATATATTACTATATTTTAATAGTAATATGCAGAAGTGTACTATTAATGTAAGTAAAGAAGTTGATGGTACAATAGTAATAAGTGGAGAATCTTATATTTATAAAGATGATACAGAAGATATTACTAGAGAAGGCTAAAATAATGGCTGCTAAAGAAAATATTCCTTTAGATGATATGATAGAAATACTAGATTTTCCATTTAAATTTCTTAGGGATAAAATGACAGAATCTAATAAGAAGGATATAAGTACTATAAAGAATATAAAAATAGGAAAGTTTGGAACTTTTTTTGTTCCAAAAACAGTATTAACAAGTTTAGAAAGAAAGAATTCAAATGAAACTGATTTGCAAGAATATTAATTGTACTTCTGAAGTAATAGAGCACTCAGGATGTACATTAAATTTAATAAATGGTGAGTTTATCTCAGATGTTTTATGTGAAGTATGTGGAGAGCATTTATACCCTTTAGAAGAAACTAAAGAAAGTATAACTTACTCTAGGCCATTATGGGCTAATGCTAATTGGAGTTCTGGTAGTAATAGTGAAATAAAGGATACATATACATTTTAAACATGACTAAAAGAATTGATTGGTTACTAACCTTTAACGATAAAGGGGAATTATCTATACATCCTGAATTACTAGCTATAAAACAATTTAGTAAGATATGGAATAAAAAAGATAAAGATTTAGCAGTAAAAGAATTAGCCTATATAGGGTATAGGTGTAATTATAACTCTCCATATAATCAAACTGTAGATACATTAGAGGAGAAGTTAAGGTTGTTAGGTAATGATATTATGGATAATCCTAATTATATTCCACCAGATTATGTAGAAGATGCTATAAAGATTTATATGGAAAGGAATGTGACATTTTCTATGTCATATTTAGAAGCTATGAGAGAAGCTGCAAGAAAGATTATAACTTATTATAAAGATATTGACTTTACTGAACAAACTAAAGGTGGTGCGTTAGTTAATAAACCAGCAGATGTTATTAGATCTATAGCTTCTGGTACAGATATGTTATCAGCTATATCTAAATGGGAAGATAAAGTTAAACAAGAAGAAGCTTTAGCAGATGCTAAAATTACTGGTGGAGGTACTGTAGGAGATTTTGAAGATTAATTATGAATTACAAATATATAAATCCAGATAATATCCCTTATCTTAGGGCTGCTGCTGCACATTTTGAAAAACATGGTGTCTATACTAAGACAGTTAAAGGCACACCAGCTTACAAGAAATTTTGGGAGCAAGAGAGAGATAGATGCATTAATGGGTATTCATATAATGGTGATTATATTAGTGGTTATAATTATTTTTATTGGAATTATTCACCAATTGAAATCGTAGAAACATTAATTGATGCAGATGGAAATGAAAGGGCTGAACGTAAAATAGGATTTCCAAATGTACGTGATTATGATAAATACTTCTTTGATTATGTAGAAGATGCTGAGAGGAGTGGTAAACATGCTTGTGTATTAAAAGCTCGTGGATTAGGTTATTCATTTAAAGGGGCTAGTATGTTAAATAGGAATTACTTTATGATAAGTAAAAGTAAATCCTTTGCAATGGCTGCTAATAAAGACTTTTTATACAAGGATGGTATAGTAAATAAGGCCTGGGATATAATGGACTTTATAGATAAGAATACAGCATTTTCTAAGAGGAGACAATATGTTGATACTAAGGAGCATAGAAGAGCATCTTATCAAAAAAATGTTGATGGTAAAAAAATTGAGAGTGGTTATAAAAGTGAGATTATTAGTTTAGTAATTGATGATCCTAATAAATCTAGAGGTAAGAGAGGAAAACTTATTATATATGAAGAAGCAGGATCTTTTAAGAATTTAATTGATGCTTATAATATTACTAGACCTTCTGTAAGAAGTGGTAATAAAACCTTTGGATTAATATTAGTATTTGGTACTGGTGGTGACGTTGATATGAATGACTCTCAAGGATTAGAAGAATTGTTTTTTAATCCAGAGGGTTATGATATAAAGGCTATACCTAATATATGGTCTGAAGTTACTGGAGGTAAGACTGGATTTTTTGCACCAGCTTGGAGTAATTTAGAAGGATTTTATAATAAAACTACAGGTATATCTGATAGAGAAGGGGCAACTAAATTTTTAAAAGATGCTTATAATACTATTTTACAGAATGCTAAGAATACAAAAACAGCAATACAACAAAAGGCTGAATTTCCTATATATCCAGAAGATGCTATTCTTAAAGTTAAGGGTTCTATATTTCCTGTAATAGATTTAAGAAAAAGATTAGCACACTTAACTGTAGAGGAGTACCCTAGTGAATCTGGTGATTTTGTTATAGATGTTAATGGCAATGTAACTTTTGTAGCTAATAAATTAGCAACTCCTATAAAGAATTTTATACCTTCTAAAAATAGTAATAACACTGAAGAAGGTGCTGTAATTATATACGAACATCCCATAGCAAACGAGGATAATATTATACCACATGGGTTGTATTTAGCTGGTACTGACCCTTATGATGATGATGAATCTGGCACTCCATCCATGGGAAGTACTATAGTAATGAATAGTTTAACTAAAAGGATTGTAGCTGAATATACTGGCAGACCTAAGAGTGCTAAAGAGTATTATAGAAGAACTCATATGTTATTAAAGTATTATAATGCTGTAGATAATTACGAACAGAATAAAAAAGGTATGTATGCTTACTTTGAGAATGTTAATGCCTTACACTATTTAGCAGATACTCCTAAAATACTAAAGGATACTCAATTACAAAAGTTTGAATCTAGAGGTAATAGATCTAAAGGTACTATGGCTACAGAGGCTGTAAATAAATGGGGTAGAGAATTATCTAAAACATATTTTGAAGAGCAAGCCTATGGTAAGCCTGAGGGGGTTAGAAATTTAGATATACTTCCAAGTATCCCATTAGTTAAAGAGTTTATTTATTGGGATGGTGATATAAATACAGATAGAGTATCTGCCTTTGGAATGTTAATGATATTACTAGAGGATAGAGCTAAATATACTGTAACAGATTCTGTTAGAGAAGATTATGGTGGTAATGATCCTTTATTTGATAGATTGTATAATAGGGATACTATGATACGTACTAATAAATGGGATATTAGGAGCTTATAAAGCTATAGATAAGTATGTATAATTAATAAACTAAGTTGACATTTATATTAATAAATGATATATTTGAAGATTAAATAAATTGCTATGACTGGTACTATGCTTAGTAAAAGATTCCCAGTACAAAAGATTGGAATCTCATCTAAGAATGATGAGTGGAAAAGAAAATGTATTGATGCTGGAATAAACCTTACAATATTTAATTTTGATAGTAGGATTAGAGATTCTAAAGAAAATATGAGGGCTAATTATAACCTATGGAATGGTTATGTAGATCCAAAAGATGTTGAAAGAACTATTAATCCTTATGGAATAGAAACAAAAGATTTCCCAAAAGATATACCACATTTCTCTATCATTAACAATAAATTTAATGTTTTAATAGGTGAAGAATCTAGAAGAACATTTAATTATTCTGTAATGATTACAAATGAGGATGCTATTTCTGAGAAGAGAGAGTACATTAAGAAAGAGATGCTTAAAAAGATGATGGCTATAGCATCAGCACCAGGATTAACAGAAGATCAAATTAAAGAAGGTGTAGCTAAATTAGAGAAATGGGCTAAATATGATGCACTAGATTTAAGAGAAGTAATGGCTACCAAAATATTAAAGTACTACTTTAATGAACAAAAGTTAGGTATTAAATTTAATAGTGGATTTAAGGATGCATTAATTACTGGTGAAGAATTATATAATGTTGATGTATATGGTGGTAAACTTATGGTAAGAAATGTATCACCACTTACTTTGTATGTATATGGATTAGGAACTTCTAATAGAATTGAAGATGCAGACATTATAGTAGAGGATAGATTTAGATCTGTTGCAGATATTATTGATGACCACTATGATGAATTAAAGCCTAGTGAAATAGATAGGTTAGAGAGAGGTAATTTATGGGGTGATAAAAAGCAACAAGATTCTGGTATGTTAAATTACCCACAACCAGATTTTGGATTTTTAGGAGCTTTCAATCCTGATAATATGATTGATACTAATTATCTAACTGCTTATGGTACAAGTGCTTATTATGATACTGAAGGTAATATAAGAGAAACTATTGTTACTTGGAGATCAAGACGTAAGCTAGGTATTATAGAGTATGAGGATGATAATGGTTATCTACAAAGAGAATTAGTAGATGAAAATATAAAGTTAGATCCAAATCTTGGAATAAAGATTAAATGGGTATGGGTTAATGAGTGGTGGCAAGGTACTAAAATTGGTAAAGATATTTATGTTAAAGTAGGGCCTAGAGATATACAGCCAAGAGATATAGATAATATTTCATTAAGTATGTGTCCATATGTTGGTAATGTGTACAATACTGGTATTAGTAGAGTTAAATCTATGATGGACTTAGCTAAACCATATAGTTATATGTTTGATGCTATTTCATATAAAATGATGAAGGTGGTATCTAGGTATAATGGGCCTATACAAGAAATGGATTTCTCTAAAAAGCCTGATGGGTGGACTGCTGATAAGTGGTTATACTTTATGGAAGAGTTTGGTAAAATGTTTGTAGACAGTTTTGCTGAGAATGCCAAAAGACCTGGAACTTTCGCTGGAACATTTAATACTACTGGTAAAATACTTAATCCAGAATTAGGTAATTATATCAGAGATAATATAGAATTTTTAAGATATATAAAGGATGAATTATCAGAAGCTACTGGCATTACTAGACAGAGAGAAGGTGCTATAGATAATAGAGAGACTGTAGGTGGTGTAGAAAGATCTGTAACTCAATCATCTCATGCAACAGAAGAGAAGTTTATGATTCATGATGATGTAAAGTTAAGAGTACTTGCTGTTATATTAGAGACTGCAAAATATTTATTATTCAATAAGAGTAAGTTATTTCAATTTATTACTGATGATAAACTAGCATCTGAAATATTCTCTATAGATGGTAATCAATTCTTTGAAGCTAGCTATGGTATTGTACTTGTTAATTCAATGAGTTCTACTAAGTTAAAGAATGATATTTTATCATTAGCTCAAGCAGGATTACAAAATCAATTATTAAACTTCTCACAATTCATGGATTTGTATATGTCTGATGATGTAGTATCTGTTAGAAGAAAGTTTGAGCAGTTTGAATTAGAAGCTCAACAAAGACAACAAGAAGCATCTAAAGCACAACAAGAGCATGAACAGCAGTTATTACAAATGGAGTTAGAGTCTAGAGAAGATCAACAAGCTCATGAAATTGAGGTAGAAACTTTAAAATCTAATACTCAAATTGAATTAAAGCTTATGGAGTTAGCAGCAGAAGAAGATAGATTATCCAATGATTCAAATTCTAATAATGATAATTCTGAGGCTCTACTTAAATTACAATTAGAGAGAGAAAAATTAGCAGAGGAAAAGAAGTCTAGAGATAAGGAATTTAATTTAAAGCTAGATCAATTTAGAGAAAATGTTAGGCAAGCTAAAATAGCTGAGAAACAGAAAGAACAGGAAATTAGTATTAAACGTAAAGTAGCTAATAAACCTAATTCTACATCAAAATGAAATTAAGTTTTAGACAGAAATTACAAGTTATAAAAGCTTATAAAGAATCTGGAGGTAAAGATCCGTTATATAGTGTGTTATCAAAATTTGAGAATGGGGGAGACTTACCTGAAAAGTCTCCTACCATTGTTGATAATAAGTTAGAGGATGATAATCTAGTAGGTATGATGAAGGCTAGAATGGCTATGGCATCACAGTTTGGTAATACTTCAGCACAAAGAATGACAAGTGTGTCACCAAAAACATATCAATTCACTGGTAATGAACAGATTAATGGTGAGTATATAGGAGTACCACAAGGAGAAGTTGGTACACATTTTATGTCTTCTATGGATAATTATGCAGTACCATTTATACAAGAAAGAGATGGTAATATGCAATTTATATCTAATCCTAGCTATAAAGATTCAGAAGCCATGAGGTTTGATAGGCCTTATGATGCAGAATATTTTGCAGAACATTATAAAGA